AAAAACCCGATACGTGTTGATTCCAATGTACGTGTGCTGAATGATGACCACCACCTTTTTTAGCAAACTCTTGTACCCACATCTCACTAAACATAGTTGTGTATTGTGACATATCAAAACCTTGATGATCTAAATACTCCCAAGACTTTTGACCAATGTAATTTCTAAAATCTAAAAAATCATTGTCAGCTGTAAGTGGTGTTGAATGATACGATCTTCCAAAGTCACCCCATTTTTTTATATTTGCTTTCTCTCTTGTTCTTGCATCTTTAATATATTTATTAGATGCTTTGTTTAATGATTTTACAAACTCTGGTTTTTGTTCTGACCAAATGGTCGTGTTAAAATAGTTATTTATATACATATTATTTAAATGGTTTTCCTAAATGCCAAACAACAAGACTATATCTTGTGCCTGATGTCACGGGTTTAACTCTATGCCATACAAAAGAAGGAAACACAATAATAGATCCTTTAGGTAAAATCTCTTTTGCTCTTCTTAAATGTTTAGCTTCATCTCTCATATGTGGATCGTAGTTTCTAAAATCAAATTCCAACTCACCACCTTTATATTCGGAACCATCTGTTAATTGACAAGTCATAGATAGTTTTCGAATTTTACCGTGATCGGGTCCTTCTTTTTCATAAGGTTTATCCCAACCATCACAGTGCCAATCATAGTATTGGTTGTGTTTGTATTTTGTAAATTGACACGATTCTGATCTATCCCATTCAAAGTTCCAACCTGCATTTCTATTTGCTTCGTGAACATATGGATGTAATTCTTTATATATCCAAGTGTCGTTTAACCATACCAAATCAGAGTTTCTTTTTCTTTTTAAATCTTTAACTTCGTCTTTAGATAATTTCCTATCACCATAACCACCTGTTCTAGCCATTGTTTCTTCTTGTTGATTAGCATAAGCTATTACATCATCACAAAACTTTGGTGTAAGTACACCACTAAAATACCAATAGTAATTAGATATATTCATAAGTTATTGTTTGTACAAAATTTAATGAATCTTTTTGATTGTTGGTTAGGTAGTACATATTTGTTGATGGAAACATTATGAACATATTATTTTTTAGTTCTATGTCCCAACTTCTTCCTTTACGTCTATTATCTTCATAATGTATTCGAACAAAACAATCTTTAACTTTAACGCCGTAAAGCATTGTAAAGTCTGGAGAGTTTCGTAGATCCACCGGATCAATATTTAATAAAGGAATTGTTGTTTCCGCAGGTTTATAGATATTTCCCCACGTTTCTTTGTTAACTAAATTCACACTATACTCAAGACCAACGTGATCTCGCATATAAGTATTCAACATATCCCAAGTTCGTGAGAACGGAAAATCTTTGTTTTGAATTACTGATTGTAAAATGTCGCCTGATAATTTATCTCGGTCAATGTCCCAATCTTTGGGCATATCGACACCACCAAAATATAATGCTTGCTCTGTTAATACTTTCTTCTGCATACCACCACCATTTTTAATTTATGCTTTTGAATCTGTCAAGTCCCAAGTTGTATTAGCTTCATTCCAAACATAATGCCATCCGTGAGTATCAGCTTCGTTTTGCGAAGTTTGTTCAGCTGTTAATGCTGGAGCATCACCGATTGGTGATTTCCAAGAAGCTGATTCTATGTGTTTTACCCAAGAAGCGTGAGGTTTTTTAGGCCAAAAGATTTGATCATCTTCGTCCCAAGTATAACCTATACCTGCGTAGTTACCTCTAAAAGGTGTTCCACCATTTCTGTGAACGCCACCTGATGTATTGTATGAAGTTTGAATCCACATTTGTGCAGGCCAATTATTATGTGTTTCTAAATATTGTTGACCTACTGATTCATCTTCAACGCCATCAGCGTTAAGCATATCAGAATTATTCAAAGTAAGTACTTGAATAACTTTTCCGTTAGCTCCTAGTTTTGCAAAATGTGCCATAATGTTTCTCCTTATATCTTATTTTTAATTATCATTCAACTACTGAAATTTATATCTTATTATTACTATACCTGATCCACCAGCACCACCTGAATATACAGGAGTACATCTTTCTCCACCACCACCGCCACCACCAGTATTAGCTGTTCCTGCAACTGCATTTGCTGCACCAGGTGAAGGTGGAGTACCTCCAATTGCGCCTTTTCCACCACCGCCGGCTCCTCCATTTCCAGAACTTCCACCTGAATAAGTTGATCCACCACCGCCTCCAGCAAAAGCTGTTGGAGTTCCATTAATACTTGTTGTTGCTCCTGCTCCTCCTACTCCTCCCGCTGTTGAAGATGCAGGTCCACCGGTTGCTGTAGCTCCACCACCGCCACCCATTCCATAGTTAGGTGAATAATAATTTGATACTGAACCATCGCTTCCTTGAGGTGGACTTACAGGAGGTGTATTACCAGATCCTTTTTGTGTTCTACCAGCATTTCCTCCACCACCTGAACCCCCATTTAATCCGTTTGCACTTCCACCAGCTCCACCTCCACCACCTGCGGATGTTATAGTTGAAAAAGTTGAAACATTTCCAGAAGTACCTGCTGTATTATTAGAACCAGTACCGCCAGCACCACCGCTTCCAACTGTTATTGGAAATGCATTTGCTGTGACTGTTATTCTATTTGGTGCACTTGGCTGACCATCTAAAGGACTAGCTGTGTAAGGAGTAACAGGGCTTTTAGTTTCTCTAAAACCACCAGCTCCACCACCAGAACCGTGATCATTGCCTCCACCTCCACCACCACCTGCGACTACTAAATATGAAACTTGATTATTTGATGCACAAGTAGCTGTTGTACAAACTGTAAAAGTCCCAGGTCCAGTGAAAGTATGAATTTTGCAATTTCCACTTGTTGTTATAGTTCCACCTGTTGCAACCATAAATGGATTAGTGTCTGCAACTGATTGTAGACCATCATCTGTTATTAACCAACCTTGTGTTGAATCTATATAAATAAATGTTGCTGATAAACCTTCTGTATTAAGAGTTGCGTTGTTAGTTGAACCACCTATTTTTTCTGAACCATTAGAAATTATTATACAATTATTTGTGTCCCAAGTTCCTGCATAATCTTTAACTGCAACAACTGCACCAGGTGAACCTGCCGGTAAAGTAACATCAACCTCTCCTGAAGTTGTGTTTACAAAATATCCTTCACCAGCAACTGCTGTGAAAGTTGATGTTTTAACTGTTGTATTCCAAGACGCAGCACCTGTTGCACCAAAACCTGATGCAGTACCATTGTTAGTTATAGATACACCAGCAGGAATTGTGAACGTATCTCCACTATCCCCTAATGTAGTTGTACCACACGCTGTTCTTGGACTAATTTTATTTACTTTTATTTCACTCATAATTTACCTATTGAAATTTGTACCTTATTACTACTATACCTGAACCACCATTACCACCAGTTGAACTAGGTGAACCAGAAGTAGCCTTTGTACCACCGCCACCACCACCGCCAGTATTAATTGTTGCCGATGTTGCATTTGTTGGTGGATATCCACCATTTCCACCTCCATCTTGACCCGAACCAGGTGCAGGAGTACCACTACCCCCACCGCCACCACCTCTTGGGACAGAAGATCCTGTAATACTTGATGAAGCACCGGATCCACCGTTACCACCAGCTCCACCAGCTCCGCTTGGTTCTCCATTTGCTCCAACACCTCCAATTCCTCCGCCACCAGGTGAACCTCTTTGACCTGTATTTCCACCATCATTTCCTTGAGGTGGAGTTACTGGAGGTGTGTTTCCTAACCCTGGAGTTGAACCTGTATTTGATCCACCACCAGATCCTCCAGGAGATCCATTAGTTCCTCCACAAAAAGGCGTACACGCTCTTGTTCCACCACCACCGCCTCCTGTTGATGTAATTGTTGAAAATATTGAATTTGCACCATTAGTTCCTGGTGTACCAGTTGATGGATCTGCTTGTGCAGCTAGTCCAGCTCCTCCGCCACCTACTGTAATTGGAAAAGCTCCTGGTGAAAGTTGTAAACTAGAAGCACCTAATGGTGCTAATGGAGATGGTGCAGCTGTATAAGATCCTGTTTGTGTTCCATCAGTAAATCTATATCCGCCAGCTCCTCCACCAGAACCTCCGTGACTAGATACTGGAAGTGCAGTTGAACCACCACCTCCTCCACCTGCTATTACTAAATAATCTACTTTTGCTTTAGCTCCACTTCCTGAATTAACAGTAAAAGTTCCTGGACCTAAAAAAGTTGCAATTTTTACATTAGAACAACAAGGGGCTGTTGTTAAAGTATTACAAGCACCACTAACTGATCCACATATAAAAGCACTTAATTCTGTTATCGAAGATGCTGTTGATGCATCTGTAGGTCTCCATCCTTGGGTACTATCTACAAATACTAAAGTAACAGATCCTCCTTCTACAGTAATTTCAAAATCAGTAGTTGATCCTTGAATTTTATCAGAACCATTTGCTGCTATTGTAATTTTATTTGTATCTGCAGTGTTTGCGTAGTCTGCTACAGCAACTATTGCACCAGCTACTCCTGCTGGTAGATTTACTGTTACTGCACCTGCAGTCGTATTAACAAAATAACCCTCACCACTAGTTGCAGTAAATGTTGATGTTTTAATACTGCCTGTCTGCCAATCAACAGTTCCCGTTCTTCCAAATCCTGTTTGTGTTGCACCTGATGCAAGAGCTACAGTACCACCACATCTACCAATTGTAACTGCAGATCCATCTACAACAATAGGATTACTTGCGCCTGATCCGATTGTAGTAGTTGTTCCACATTTTTTGATGATGTTTGAATCATCTGAAACTTTATTTATATTATCTACTTTAATTTTACTTGTCATAATTATTGAAATTTGTACCTTATTATTA